CAAAACGAACATAGGTATCAAGGTGCAATTATTGGTGTAAAAGATGCACAGGCACAATTATTATCTACAAAAGCTCAAGAAGAACAGTTAAAACCTTCTGACGCACAAAAATCTAGTTAGGCTTTTCTTGCACTTGTCTAGTCATTATGCCCATAGTGACGTATAAAGGAGAGAGAGCTACAATAAGCAGTAACACAAGCACACTTGTAAAAGATAGTGCTTTTAATATTGCAAACTTAATCATGTTTCAAAAAATAGCAAATACTTTAAGTATTATTTCTTTTCTTATGGTAGCTTCCATGAGTGGTGGAGCATATCTAGGCTACAAATATGTAACATCTGAAAATTTTAAGTCTCAAGTTATGAATGAAATCCTTAAAAATGTACAGGGTGCTATGCCAAAAGTTTTAGATAATGTTATGCCTCAACAAATAGGTCCATCTATGCCTATACCGAAAAAATGAATTGTTGGCATTGTGAAACTGAACTGATTTGGGGTGGCGATCACGACATGGATGGGGAAGATTATCCACTAATGTCTGAAGAATATAGTATTGTTACTAATCTTTCATGTCCTAAATGTAATTCTTTTGTAGAAGTTTATTTACCAAGAGATGCCTACGATTGATATACCTCGTTTTCAAATAAATAAAGTTGAAATACATAAAATACCAATATGGAACTTTAATAATCCAGTAGTAAATCATATAAATAAACCTGTTGTAGATATTCCAGGTTGTGTAAGAGTTCATAGAAATAACTTAACTAGCCTTATTGACAACCCCAAGGATGAATATGGAACATATACAGAATGTGGTAACTTCAGTATTCCTAGTTTTGAACCTTTGGAGTATAACCCCAATGAATTTAAGTACACACAGGCCGAAACCCCCAATCAAACAGAAGAGTTTGTACCGCCACCAGTAGAACCTCCAAAATACGAACCAAAAAAGAAAGAAGATAAACCGCTATTTGTACCTTGCCCTGGGCCAAATGACCAAAGAGTGGGGGATTATCGTAACGAATTTAAACTGGAACGTGTCATAGGGCATGAAAAAAGCGAAGATGGTAGTAAATGTATAACTCAGTATGAGAACGTTAAATTCATCGAGCAATACATACCGAATCCTCCACAGCTTGTTAGCACTGCTGCTATTGCTACTGTTGCTGCCACTACTCCATTACTCCTTAATATTGTCAAACCTTTAATAAAAAACCTGTTTAAAAAATTAACTAAGAAAAAGGAAGAGAAGTAACATTGTTACGGATTGAAAACATACTGAGAGTTATATACTTTTCATGTTATAGTAAATAGGCAATAAACAATTTCATTTTTATGAAACATAAATACGAACAAAGAACTGAACACACTCTTGAAAAAGATGACAGATTCTATTTTTACTTTGACCAATTTGATAAAGAGATCAGTCTAAATTTTCATTCTGCTAGAAATGATGTAACAGAGTATTCAATGTCTCTTGATAAATTTATAAAATCATTACAAATATCTATTTCAGATTTCGATAAAAATGAATTAGAAGTAATGAAAACACTTGCTGCTGTTCTATTTACAAAAATAAGAGAAATAGAAAAAGCTGAAGCTGAAGCAGAACTTGAAGAAACTAAAGAAAAAGTCACTATCTAATTATGAAAACAAATTTACTTGTTAATAATTTGGTTAAAATCGAAAGAAACCAAGATTATTCAAATGTCAAAATTAGTATTGAAACTATAGACAAAAGAAAAGCCTTAGAATATTTAGACAAAAACTTTAAATTCAATCGGACTATTACAAGGCGATCTATAGAAAACTATGCTAATCAAATGAGAAATGGCGATTGGGTTTTGTCGTGGGATGCTATAGCTTTTAACACAAAAGGCGAACTTATTAATGGTCAACATCGTTTAAGTGGTCTTATAGAAGCTAATACAAGTTGTGAGTTTTTTGTTATCAGAGACTTGCCTCATAAAACGGCACAATATTCTGATAATGGCAGAAAACGAACTCAATCAGAACGTATCACTATTGCTGGCACTCCTATGCACTCGAAATCTTGTAGTGCTATAAAAAATGCTTTTACAGATTTTAAAGGTAAAGGATTAGGTCAAGCCTTGTATGCACATACACGATTTGATACTGATATTGCAAAAATTTATAAAAGACATAGTAAGTTTTTTGAGCGTTTAGAAGATAAAGGCTATGTCAAAAACAAACAAGCTACTGTTTTTCTAATATCAGCAGCTTTTAAAATTTTCTTAGAGCTTACAACTCCAGAACATAATCATAGTTGGGATGATGCTTTTAATAGAGCTACATTTTTCATGCAACTTGTTTATCATGGTTATTCAGATGAATATATGATAGATAATGAGACTGATTTATCTCCATTAAAGTTAAAAGAATTTTTAGAAATGCGAAAATCTAGGAATTTAAGTACAGCAGATATGAAAACTTTTAAAGCCTATATAATTACAGCACATCAATTTATGTTGTATAAAGTAAATAAAGTTTTAAGAGTTGAAAGACAACATACTATTGACCCATTTCCATCTGTAGATACTTACAAAGCTACAAATAATCTTTGTGAGTCTTATAAAACTGAAATGGCTTTATAATCTAATTAACAACTAATTAACAATGAATGAAAATCTACAGCGATTATCAATTCAAATAACAAAACATCAGTATAACTTGTTGAAATATCATCAAAAACCAGGTGTTTCAATATCTCTTCTTGTTAGACAAGCTCTTGATAAACATTTTGCTGAAGCCGACCAGATTCTTGGAGAACAGGCTATTGAAGATGCTAAATATGAAGAGTATGAAAAATATATGCTTGCTAAAGAAAAAGCAGGTATAAAAGAAGAACCAGTAATGGCTGATGCAAGTTGTCTTTTCTGATTTACTGCTATACTAAATGTGATTCATCCAAGAATCCCATTGCAACACAAGAAATAGGTAAGATGTTTGGAAGGGTCTTACCTATTTTTTTTGTTTTGTTGTAAGATAATAAAACCCTATTCACCATGGCGAAGGATAGGGCGTCTAGGTAGGCAAGTTTCCTGTAGCTTGTCTACTGCCCAATTTTTAATTCGTGAGTGTGCGGTATAACTTGATTAGGTTTTGGAGCTATACGGACTCCTTCGCATAATTTTGCAAACTCACTTTTAGGATCAAAATATATACCAGCCAGCATAAGTTCACCACAATTTTTTAGCCTAGCTATTTCGTAATTTAGCTTTTTAGCATTTAACTCTTGTTTCTGTAACTTTATTTGTGTGTTAGCTGCATTAAGACAAGAATCTTGAAATCTATTATCTAAAGGAATATTGAATGTAAAAGCAAATCCAAAATTAAGTCCAAGAGAATCCTTGTTACCACTATAGTTTTCTTGATAATAAAGTATATTTCCTGGATTATCTGGCACGTTATCATTGTTGGCATCTGTATTGTCGTACACAGGCGTATGATAAATATAATCTTGAGGCCGTCTTTGATTGAATGTTGTAGTAACAAAAGGGCTAAATCCCATCTGTGGGCCAGAACAAACTATTCCATTTCCGTATTGATTCTCAACCATAGGGCCACCTAAAACTTGGGTAGCAAAGTTTGATACTGAAGATGAGGATTGAGCAACAGGAGCAGCCGTATTGCTGGTATTAGCAAATACAGGATTACTTATAAGACTTATTGCGAGAAGATAGTTGTGGTATCTGTGACGCTTGTGCTTTCTATGGTTCGTGTTATATCGGTTACGGATTCTAAACCAGGTGCTTGATAAACTTCTGTAAATTGAAAGGCATCTCCCTGATTTGTCTGAGTCCAGTTTGGTCTTGAATCTAAATTTAATCCCTGCCATGTATAAGTAGTTCCGTTTATAGTTTCATTAACTGAGGTAGCTGCTGGAGATATAGAAGATCCGTCATGCTGTATTCCTGATCCTGTAACTGAATACAAGAACCCAGAATTATATTCTGTTGTTCGTATAGACTCTGTAATAATTGTGGAAGTTTCTGTTCGACTTGTGGAACTTCCCTGCGTAAAATTAGGTATAACTGGCACAGCGTAACAAGGAGCAGATATAACAAAGCCAAGAAGAAGAAGCCTCCTCATTCGATAGTAAGATCAACGACAAACTGACCTGTTATTACGATACCCGTTCCAGTCCCAGGTGTCATTGTAATATTATGATTATCTATTGCTACTGCTGCTGTTCCTACACTTCCTGCACTTGTAGAAGTCAAATCACTAAAGTTTGGCACAGTACCTACTGTAACTGCACTACCTGGTGTAGCATCTCCTTCTACATAGGATTGAGCAAAACTGAAAGCCTCTCCTGATGTTGCTTGAGTTGCAGAAGGGAATGAAATGCTAGGAACTCCGTTAGTTGCAGAACCAAAGCCACCAATAGTAGCTGCTGAGTTTGAATCTACAGTTGTGACATTATTACCGCTTATGCTGTAACTAGATCCGATCTTATCTGCTGTACTTGCAGCCGATAAAGACTCAAATTTAACGCTCGAAGATATTGAATGATTCATGTCCGCATAAGCTGGTGCGGATAGCATAAATAAAAAAAGAAATAGTTTTTTCATTTTGTAGCTACTTTATTATTCTTATTATCTACTATAGTATCTTTTTTCTTCTTTATCTGAAAACCTAGTGATGCAGTACTAGCTGAAAAGATCGAAGCAATAAATGTCGGGTCAAAATCTACTATCTTTTTACCAGATGGCGGTTCATAGTATGAGAGGGACAATAAAGTTGCCGACCACAAAAGTACGCAAACTTTCACAATGGTTTCGACTTTGCTTGGTTCTTGATCTTCCATAAAAGTAAAGATTCTTGTCTAATACTAGCATTTTAGCTATGTTTGGAAAGTAACACATATTTATTCCATG